ATAAAATTACTACTTTCTGCCTTGTTAAAAGTTACACGAATTTTAATTCTTTAGCTGATAAGTTGAGAGTTAACGCAATAATAAAAAACGTAAAAAAATATAAAAAATAATAAAAAAAGTTTGTAGATATTAAAAAAAGTTGTATATTTACATAGTAAAACAAAAACAAATAATAATAATTAAAAATAAACAAAATGAAAAACACAATTAAAAATTTAAGCACATTTGAAAAAGTTCAATTATCAATAATGACTGTTGTTATGTCAACATTAGTAATTACGGTTGTAAACTGGGGTCTTAACGGATTTATTTCAAACTTCTAAACAGTTATACTGATGAGGACTAAATGTCCGAAACTGGGGAAACCCAGTCTATAACAATAAAACACAAAAATAAAATATTATGAAAGCAATTAATAAAATGGAAATCTGGCAAAACCCACTAGACAAAGGTTTAAACCCCGTTACAATGTGGACAAGAGACATAATCCAAGAACAAAACAACAACAATGATGAAGAGAGATAATATAATAAAAATGATTAAGAACGGAACTTTTTCAACATTCGGACTTAATCGAAGGGAACAAATCGAATTAATTCAGCTTTTAACTGGTGGATTTGATTTGATAGAAATGGTCTTCAGAACAGACCAAGAAGTAAAAGAACAATTGGAACACTTAATATTAATGATAAAAATTAGATAATATGAACTTTGATAATTTAGATATGTATGACTATTTGATTAGACAAAAAGATGGCAGTCTATTGACATATCACGGAACAAAAGAAACAATAATTTTCAGCACAAAATTAGAAGCAATTCAAAATTGCGAAGCTGGTGAAATAGTAATAAAAAGAACAAAATAAAATGGAAGATATTATAAAATACTATCAAGAAAATAAAGAGGAATTTTTCCAGAATTGTCTTTTAGGTGATGAAGAACAGAGGCAATATTTATATAATGACTGGATAAGGGAATACTTTGAAACATCTGTAATTTTAACATAATTTTAACAAAATTTTAACATTTAAATTTGGTAGTTATTAAAAATGTTTGTATATTTGGAGTATAATAATAAAACAAAAAACACAAATATTATGAAAACATTTAAAACACTTAACAACGGAGAAAAAGCTCAAATCTTAACATTTGGACTAGTTATGATGACATTAGCAGTAACAGTAATAAGCTGGGCAATTAACGGATTTATAACAACATTATAAAAAATATAAATATGCAATTAGACAGAAGAACAATTATCGAGACAATTATTGAAGCTGATGAATTAACATTATCACCAGTAAATAAAAATGAGCTATATAAAGAATATGCTGAAAAAGATGACCACAATTTAATTATCGAGCTTATCAGCACCTTAAAACTAGCAAACAGACAAATAAGATTTTTAGAGAGAACAAATAAATAAATATGAACATAAAAAGAATAAAAATATTATTAGACCTTTTAGCTTCTGACATTTATGATTCAGATGAAACAGAAGATAATAAAAACGCTAGTCTTGAAACTATCGAGGCTATAAAACAAGAACTAAATAAATAAATATTATGGAAAACACAACACAAAACCTTTATAAGGAGTCAGTATCTGCAAGGATTAACAGACTAGAACAAACAATTCGAGAGCTTAAAAATTTAAATACTATGCTTATAAAAGGGCAGAATATTGACAAGAGAGCATATGAACAAGCTACGAGTATAAGAGACAAAAAAATTGATAAGCAAGACAAGACAATTGTTTCACTTTGTGAACAAGTCGAGCACTGGAAAGACTTATATTTATATAGTATTAATAAATCAGTAAATAAATAATTATGTATATAGAAGATATTAGAAAAGAAATCTATGACAAGATTCAGAGCAATAGAGCTTTATTGTTAGAGCTTGGTAAAATAGTAGATGACACACTAGAAGAAAACGAAGTTTTATCTGGGGTTTATGGTGATGATATTATTTATAATAGTATGTTACAAATCGCCCAAGTTATAAGTAATGAAATAGAAAACAGTCAATATTAAAAATAAATAATTATGGATAGAGTCGCAATATTACACGCAATAATAGATATGAGACACATTAATTTTAATCCTTCTGAAGGGCATCTGTTATATTACGCTGGACTTACAGACAGAGAATTAAAAGAGGAGTATAATAAATTAGTAGATAAATTATGAATATAGATAATATAAACTTTGAAAGGGTATTTTATAACACCTTAAAAATAGGCTGGTCTTTCATTATAGGCTTCTTGTTTGCCCTGTATATGGTAGATGCTGAACAGTACAACCAAGACAGGCGTACAGTTATAGACATAGAAAACACAGTCAACAACTGGAAGACCGACACAATAAGCAAAGAAGACTTTACATTAATTATAAGAGGATATTAAACACAGTTATTCGCTATTGATAACGGGGTATAGGTGGGCATTATAACAGGCTTTAAATAGCTTATTTATACCCTTAAATAGCATAATAGATATATATGTATTTATTTTGTAACTTATTTATATTCAAATATAGTAAGTATTGGGGAAAGTGTCCGAATCCTTAATTTAAGCACCTTTTTAAGCTCATACAGAGCACTTATATAAACCCTAGTATATATATATCATTATATAGTCATATAGTCGCTAACGCTCTTATATTGTGTAATATCTTTTGTGTCATATTGACATATCAAATTTGGTGTATATATGTCATATTGACGTAAAATGAAGATTGGGTAGGCGTAGATACCAATGCTTAAGAATTCATTCACTTTTGTATCTCCTGTATTCGGTGCGTTTAACATATACCTAACGGTATGTTTAACATATAGGGCACCTCAGCTAAATAGTCAAATATCTTTTTACTTTAAATTGATAATCTAAATTTGAAAATATATTTTTAAAACAAATAGAGAAAAGTAGAAGCTTACAGCGTAAACTAACGTTTACTTGTCACCCCCTTGTTTATATGTAGTAATTATTTCTGTATGCCTAGTACAGTGGTTAGGCGAACCGAAGTTCGTGCTCGTAAAGTTTGAATGATTATGGGGTGTGTACGAATTACTAAGGAGTCATAATCGCAATTTCTAAAGGAGTCTTATTTTAGCCTGTCCAACAACCTTCCGACTTTAATAGGGGGTTGAAGTATCACGGTGTGCGAGTGAGAACCGTCAGACTATTTCTTATATATATAATACGACATTATACAGTTTTTGTTTCACTTACTAAACAACAAAACAAATTTAGATAAAATACGTATTATAAATATAGATTAATAATATGGAAAAAGAATTTAATATTGACGTTCCTTTACATTTAAGAGGAATCAAGTTATCACAATACCAACAGTGGATAAAGATTATGAATAAGTATGAAGAAAATGGTATAGATGATGAAAAGTATTTGAAAGCTAAGATGCTTCAAGTGTTCTGTGCTCTTCCAATCGAAGATACACATAAAATACCTCTACACTCATTTGATGGTGTAGTGCAACATTTAGGAGAGTTGTTTAAGACAGATACTCCACTACAAGTAAGATTCTCAATGGAAGACCCTAAAGGTGAGAAATTAGAATTAGGTATGATACCAGAACTTGCTGAAATGACATTTGGAGAATATGTAGATTTAGATACATATATAAATGATTGGGATAATATGCATAAAGCTATGGCTGTCTTATTTAGACAAGTAGTCATAGATTATAAAGGAGCTTACGAGATAGCAGAATATGAAGGTACTGGTAAACTAGCATCATTAATGTTAGATATGCCTTTAGACATTGTATTTGGTGCTATAAATTTTATGAAACGTTTAGCAACGGTCTTAGTCAAGGCTTCCCTTCACTCTTCGGAGAAGGAAATGACGAAGGCTCTTCAACAAGCTTACAAGCTAACTTCGGAAGAAAGTACGGATGGTACTCAGCAATTCACAGTTTGGCTAATGGAGAAGCAATTAGAATCAATGAAGCAACGAAGTTAAACGTATATGAAGCGATGATGTTCCTTTCTTATGAGAAAGATAAAAATAAAGTAGAAACAGCACTTATAAGAAGTGCAGCAAATAGAAAATAATGAATAACCAATTTTTAAACGTAATAGACACTGCTAAGGATTTCTTACTTAGAGGACCTTTTACAAACACAGTAACATTTGGAGATTTGTCTGATATTGATTTATCAAAGAAGACTATCTTCCCTTTAGCTCACATAGGAGTTGATAATGTCCAGTTTAACGGACCTGTAGCAGCTTTTGAACTAAAGATACTAGTTATGGATATAGTTGATGATAATAACAACGAGAATGATGAATACGACCAATTCTTTGGTAATGATAATACACAAACTATCCTAAACAACCAAATGTCTGTATTGCAGAGATTATATACGGAAATAACAAGAGGGGAACTTGCACAAGCTCCTTTCCAATTAGAAGACGACATTCTGACTGCTGAACCGTTTACTGATAGATTTAAAAATAAATTAGCTGGTTGGACTGCTACTATGCAGTTAATTATACCAGAAGGTTCTAGTAGAACAAACCCAGATGGCACTGAATGCTAAAACTGGAGCTAGAATGTCTAGAGCTCTTAAAACCGTAGGTGAGCTTTATGTTAACAGATTAAGAAAGAAATTAAAAGAAGATGATACTTATGCTACTGGGTCTTTAGCGGACTCAGTAGATTATAAGATTATAGATGGCTCTGTTGATATACTTATGGCTACATATGGTAAAGCAGTTGAGAAGGGTTCTAGTCCAGCTTCACAGGGGTACCAAAAAGTTAGTACAAGGTTTCTATCAGATATTATGGAATGGATGGAAATGAAACCGAATATTAGTTGGAGTACGCCTGTAGAAAAAAAATCGATAGCTAACGCTATCGCAAGAGGAATTAAAAAAGAAGGTATTATCAAAAGATTCGGCTATGGCAACGGTTCGGATATGATGGATAAAACTTATAACGAAATAGAAAAACAAATAGGTGAAACATTAGCTGTGGCTTATATGCAAGACCTAAAAGAGAAATTAGAAAATTCAATTAAATAATGGCACATATACATTCAAGAAGTCCTTACTTCGTAAATACTACTGATGCTAACCTTGAGTCAGCTCAGTTAGCTTTATATATTTATACTGGTCAGCAAACAGTTGATAGACCTAGTAGCCCAACTTATACGCTACAGTCTACAGCTATAAATAATGAAGTTACATTTGAAATAGGACAATTAATAAACGATAAAATACAATTCATATATGATGGTACATATAGAACTGATGCTGTTTGGGTAGACTATCAAGTTACTCAACAGTTAAATGGTTCTACTAATGTAGAGACTATGGTACAGAAGTTTTCTGTAGATGGATATAATTACTTTAGTGAAGGTGCTAATTACTCTGTTGATAAAGCTTTCTTAACTTCTGTAGATTATATTAGAGCTTTAGAAGGTGAAGATATTGAAATAGGTGTAAATAAGAACTATGACAATGGTGGTGTAACATTAAGTGAAGTATCTACAAGAAGAACTGGTGCTGGTGGTGTTAATGCTTATACTGTAGCAAGTTCAGACTTATCTGGTCAAGTTATACATTATTATACAGTTAGTTATAATGCTAACAATACTGACCTTAGAATGACATTTAGTGATGGTTCTATAGTAGATGTTCCTATTACTTATGAAGCAGAATGTAAGTTTGACCCTTATAAACTAACTTATATAAATAGATATGGTGCTATGGAAGATATGTGGTTCTTTAAGAGAAGTGATAAGTCACTTACAGTAGAATCTCAAACATATCAGAATAATCAGATATTATCTGGTGGTACTTACAATGTAAGAGAAGCACAGATGAGAAAGTACAATGTTACTTCTAAAGAAACAATGTCATTAAACACTGGTTTCTTAAGAGAAGAATTTAACGAATCATTTACACAATTAATGCAGTCTGAGAAAGTTTGGATTACATTAGAGAATGATTTTGTACCAGTAAATATAAAAGATACAGACTTGGCTTTTAAAACAAGTCTAAACGATAAATTAATAAATTACGGAATCGAAATTGAATTTGCATTCAATAAGATGAATACAGTAAGATAATGAGAAGAACAATAGAATTATATGTCAGAACTGGTCAAGATAATACTGGTAACTTCCATAGAATTGACTTGTTTGACTTTGAAGACATAAACTATACTACTCGAGTAGCAGATATTAGGAGTATAGGTAAGGTTTTAACAGACTTTACTCACTCCTTTACTGTTCCAGCTTCTAAAGCTAATAATAACGTATTTAAACACTATAACAAC